TTCCAGAAGATTTTCCTGATGATGATCCTGATGATGATTGCACGGTCGTGAGAAGAATGTTGTTTGAAGATCCAAACTCTCTTACATATATGAAGGAGAAAGAAGGATATTGGAAGGATAAAACTAACAAAGAATATTATTGTCCAGATGAGGATATTATTCCTACTACGGGATGTTTAGTAGATTCTGACTGTCCTGAAGGTCAAATATGTATCAATGGTGAATGTGTACCTGATCCTGCTCCAGAATGTACAATAGATGCTGACTGCCCTAAAGGACAGGTATGTATTGATGGTGTTTGTGTATCTGTTGATGATATAATTGACCCGCCTCCTCCATTTGATGAACCTGATGATGATCCACCGCCTACTCTTGAACCTGATGAATGTAAAATAGATGAAGACTGCCCTGAAGGTATGATATGTGTTAATGGTAAGTGTGTGATAGGATGTAAAATAGATGACGACTGTCCTGAAGGATATGTGTGTGTTAATGGTGTATGTGTACTTGCATGTACGATAGATTCTGATTGTCCTGAAGGATATGTGTGTGTTAATGGTGTTTGTGTACCTGATGATGATGATGAGGATGATTTGTTTACTGACGATCCACCTCCTAGTACACCAGTTATTGTTGGTCCTCCTGGTGGTGTAGTTTCTGTGCCTATTCCTCCTGAATTGCAAGACTGTAATGTGCGATATAAGCAACCTCCTTTAATTGCTATCAGCGGTCTTGGGACTGGTGCTATTGCTAAAGCAGAGTTAGATGAGCATGGATGTTTAATTAATATTATAGTAAAATCTCCAGGTATTGGATATACTCCAAACGTTGATATAGCAGGTGAATGCGGAATTCTTAGTGAGATTGCTCTTACGAATGTCGGTGGTTATTATGAATCATCGCCTACTGTTTATGTTAATGGCGACCCAACTATAGCATTTGCTGCTATTGAGGATGGAAAACTTGTTGAGATTAGAATCACCAATCCACAAAATATAGTTTATGATAAACTTCCTGATATTAGAATCAGAGGTGCTAATGGATTTGGTGGATCTGCTAAACCAATTATCCAATTTGTTCCTTGTAGTGAAGTTGCTGAACGCTATCTCAGAGTCGTCAATAAATATAATGATAGTACAATTGGAACCGTGTTCATCGTAGATTGCCCATAAAATGTTAGATACTAAACAGTCCCTTGTACAAGAATCTTCCAAAATTACGGAGGAAATAAATGAGGTAAGGGAGACTCTCACTGATAGCTCCTTTGCCATTAGAGAAACATGTGGTCCTGACGATAGGAACTATGAGATGCGACATTATCGCGGATCATTTGTTCGTTGGCAGGAGAATGGTGCAGTTTTAATTAATGCTAGAAGTTCAGATATGACCCCTAATGAGGGATACCTTGATGTTAAATCAGTGGGGTATATGCACTTCAAGTCAGGGCATAACATTAAGTTAATTGCTGAAGGTCATAGAGTTACTGGTGGTGGTGAGGCTGGTGAAGATGAGGAAAAAAGTGTTGAAATCTTTGGCACTGGAGACATATGTATTCAATCTAATGGTAAGGGAGGAATTTATATTTCTGCCGCTAAGGATATTGAACTGAATGCAGGCGGTAGTATTAAACTGAAAGCAGCAGAGCAAATTAGTTTAAACACTGGAAGTCAAGATCCTGTACCATTTGGGTTAACAAAAAGTGTTGGTAGTGGCAAATTAAGTATTTCCACAGGTCAGTATGAACTTTCTACAACCAGTTTCAAAGAAACTGTTACTGGTAGTAAGATGGAGGAGAATTATGGTGAAGTAATTCAGGAACAGAAGATGAATATTCTGGAACCCTCTGTTTTGGGACCAGGAGCTCATATTACCACCCACGAAACTCAGGGAACACTTCATCATAAAGTAGGTCATGACTATATTCTTGAGGTTGATGGCAAGATGAAAGTCAAGGTCAACAATAACCCAATTAAAAAAGTTGGACCACTGCAAATAGAAATGCCGACTGAGGCATTAAAATATGAAATTGTTGGTAGTAGGACATCAACATTGCTGATGGATCCTCTTCTACAATATTCTCAAGATTTTGTTAATATCCCTGTGGGTAATTCTTACTGTCAGGTTGGCACTGCTGCACCAGGACTAACAGCATGGTCTGCTGGATCTTTGGTTAAAGGTGATTGTGTTCTCCAGGCAACAGCAGTAGGTAATATTGGCATTCAAACTGGTCCCACGCCACTGAATACAATCCTCCTACAAAACTTAGGTGGTTCTGTTGCAATACAAGCAACTGGTGCCATGGGTATGATTTCAATGGTAGCAACAAAGGAAATTGCAGGTACTGCTCTTATTATTAGATTGAACTAATGACACTTGGTAAGCATTGCTTCACCGAGGCATATGAATGCCCTCGTGAACTTCTTGATGATGAAAATTATTTAAAAGAGCAAATTATTCAGTCTCTAAATAAAACTAGTTTAACCTTATTGGATATCTCATCTCATAAGTTTGAACCACAAGGTGTTACTATTGTAGCATTACTCTCAGAGAGTCACATCAGCATCCACACTTGGCCCGAACGAGGGTCTGCCGCCCTAGATGTTTTTACATGTGGGGAAACGAATCCAGAAGTAGCGATGATGTATATGATTGAGGCACTTAAAGCGAGAGAATATAACCTTAAATGCATAAAACGCTAATATGTATAAAGTAACCACTAAGCATATCCTCACTGATGAGGAAGGAATAGTAAAAGCATACTTATTAAATGGCACTCCATTTACATTTGATTCTTTAGATGATGAGGCAAAAGAAACAGAAGCAGTGTTGGCAGAAGCAATAGATTCTCCTTGCATTTCAATTGAACTGATTCATCAGAAATCAGCATATTTGTTAGAGGAAGGTTTACATCCCATGTTAAGTGGCATAGAATTAGATCCTGAAAGTATTTTACCAGAATGAAAATAAACCTGTGGTATTCTAAGGGTATGCAGCAATGGCGTTGGACTCTTGCTGAAGAATTGAAAAATGGCGAACCTAAAACAGAACAATATTCTGGACAACAACCAGTTTTACGTGATGCTATGGATGATGTTGCCAACACTGTAGAATACATACTTGACACAATAGAATATGAGTGATAGAATTTAACTTCCGTGTGAAGGAAGTCTTAAAGATCAGGTATTAATATCTGATCTTTTTTAATGATAAATACCCCAGAAGAACCATTTTGTATAATAACTCCAGATGGCATTAACCAGACTAACTAATTTGATTGCTTCCAGAACTGGAAGGATGTTGTATGTCAACCCTGACGATTTTAATGCGTCGGACTTGATTTCAAATAACGGAAACTCTCCCACTAGACCGTTCAAAACTATTCAGCGTGCGCTGCTGGAAGTAGCAAGATTTTCATATATTCAAGGTCAGAATAATGACAAGTATGATCAGTTTACGATCAACCTGTCACCCGGTGAGTATATCGTTGATAACCGTCCTGGTAAGGCAAACACTGCTGAAGTTGCTGAACTATCGGATCAATCTAACTTTGATATTTTAGATCCTAATAATGATCTTCATAAGTTTAACTCCGTAATCGGTGGTTTAGTTGTACCTAGAGGTACTTCACTCGTTGGTATGGACCTTAGAAAAACGAGAGTTCGTCCTCGTTATGTTCCTAATCCTGCTGATGATTCTATTGGTAGAACATCAATCTTTAAGGTAACTGGTGCATGTTATTTCTGGCAGTTCTCACTGTTTGATGCTCTTCCCACATCTGATGTCTCTGGTAACGGTGGTGTTTATTCTGATCCTACTAGCACTGCTATTGTAAACTCTAACTATTCTCACCATAAAGTTACTTGCTTTACATATGCTGATCAAACCGATCTAGATCTTTTCTATTCAAAAGCATCTAAAGCATTTGCATCAATCCCCACAACTCCAGGTGAATTAGAATCTAGAACACAAGAAAATAGAATTGTTGGTCCTCTACAACAGGCAGGACAAAAAGAAATTTCAACAGCAAGTGTTTCTGGTGCATTGATTACTATCGTAACTGATGGTCCTCATGAAGTATTTGAAGGTCAGCAAATCACCATTGAGAATGTTGCAGGTTCTTATACTGATTTGAATGGAACTTACTATGTTACTAGAGTTAATAATGATACTGAATTAGTAGTTACTCTAAATGGTCTGGCTCCGGGTAATATTCCTGTTAGTGATATTGATCAGGCTATTGTTAAAGCTGAGATTGATACGGTTGACTCATCTTCACCATACATCTTTAACTGTTCATTAAGATCCACTTATGGTCTTTGTGGTCTATGGGCAGATGGTAGTAGAGTCAGTGGATTTAAATCCATGGTTGTTGCACAGTTTACTGGAGTTTCACTTCAGAAGGATGATCGTGCATTTGTTAAGTTTACTGAAACTACAGTTCCTAATCCTAGTTTTGTACTAGAGAATGGTGCTTCTGATGCTGTTGCACTTCACCAAGATTCTACCAGAGGTGTGTACTATCGTGGTGATGCTAGCACTGGTTGGAGACATTATCACATCCGTGTGTCTAATAATGCATTCATTCAGTCAGTCTCTGTGTTCGCCGTTGGTTACGCTGAGCAGCACCTGATTGAGTCTGGTGGTGATTATTCTATCACTAACTCTAACTCTAACTTTGGTACTCAGGCTCTAATTGCTGATGGTTTCCGTCCAGATTCGTTCACACTTGATAAGAAAGGTAAGTTCACTCACATTGTTCCACCTCAGTCATTATCAACAATTGAAAGTGATGTTCAGTATTATCCATTAGATGTTCAGAAGAGTAGAGCAAACTTAGCTGCCAACACTACGGGCACCAAACTATTCTTGTTTGGACAGAGAGATGCCTCTGAGGCACCAGTATTTGACATCAACAATTATAAGATTGGTGGTAAAATTAACGATAGGATTCATGTAAAACTTAGTAATCCTGTTACTAATGGTTTAGATGTATATGAAGCAGAAATTGATCCTAGTGGTATTGAAGAACATACTGTTACTGATGTAGATGTCGCTACTGATACATTCACTACAGCATCTACAAATGAATTTGAGACTGCTACTCCTATTAGAATTTACAGCAGCACAGGTTATTTGCCACTAGGCATGGAGTCTAATAGACTTTATTATGCTATTAAGGTAAATAATACATCATTTAAAATTGCACCTTCAGAAGAAGATGCAAGAGCTGGTGCAGATTCTAGTAATCCTCTTTCTTCAAATAGTATTGTAAACCTCAGATCTATCATAGCTTTAGGATCTTCTTTGGTCGTAAAGGCATTTGTTTCTGATACTAATCCAGAACTTCCAAGATTTGATGTTGAAGCAAATTCAAGCACTGAGACATTTTCAACAGGCACCTTCCCTCACGGTTTCTCTACTGGAGATAAAGTATTCTTCCGCCGTAGAGTAATTGCTGATGTTAAAACTACTGGACAACTTCCTCAAATTCAGCAGAGTGGAACAACACAGTCTATCAGTCTTAAAAGTGAATATTTTGTATTTGTTGTAGATGCTTATACATTTAAGATTTCAGACACTGAATCAAATGCAAACAATGGTATTGAGATTAACATTGATGCACCAGGAGATGTAAATCAGATAAAGGTTTATAGAAATATCCAGAAATCTCCACTGAGATATGATCCAGTGCAAGAAAACTGGTATCTTGCTGTAAAATCAAATGCAAACAATGGTATTCATCCAGTTCTTACTAACCCAAATAGTATCTACAGTAACGTTACTTTAACAAATACAGAAAATATTTTCTTCAGAAGAATTGCTGATAATAGACAGTTAGCTGACAGAACATATCGTATGCGTTATGTTATTCCTAAGACTGAACTTAATGCAAGACCACCTCTGATTGGTTATGTTGTTGCAAGAAGAACTGATGCAAGTAATGTAATCGTACCTTATGATACTAATTCTCAGACAGATCAAACTGCTCCATATGACAGAATCTATTTTATCTATAGATCTGATACTGTTCTTAGACATATTCCTGATGAGCAGGATGGTATCTATTATCTGACTATTCTTCTTGCTGATATTGCTCCTACAGGAGATCAGTTTAATTCTCTGGATAACACATTTAATTTCTTGAAGTATTCTCAAGATGTTTCTAAGATTTATCCTGACCTTGATAAAGATAACCCTGCTGCTGACCCTGCCGCTGCTGTTTCAGTTGCTGATAACTTAGTTCATGGTTTAGTTTACCAGGATGATAATAGATCCTCCATCACTAAAGAAGCAGTTGCCACCTTGGTTGCTGATTCTGGTTATAGTCCTGCATTAAATTCTTTGAGTGGAAAGGCAACTTCTGGTCAAGAAAATAGATTGATTGCATTTAATGCAAATATTCCTGATATCAATGTTGAACTCAGAAGAACATCACAGGTTCGTGCTGGTAACCAGACGTTTGAATATACTGGTTTTGGTTCAGGTAACTACTCAACTGGTTTCCCATCTAAGCAGGAAATTGTTCTTACCGATAAAGAAGTTCTTTATTCTCAGTCACAACGCCGCCGTGCTGGTGTTGTATTCTACTCTGGTCTGAACGCATATGGCGATCTGTATGTTGGTAATCAGAAGATTAACGCTATTACTGGTGAAGTTGAGATTCTTGATAAACCAATTCTAAGAGTTGCAGGAACTGCTGTTGCTGTTAATGAAGAATATGTCCCATATGTTGCGGGTTCTAAGAACGTTTATATTGAAGGTAATCTTGCTACTGATGGTGGTGTAGGAAACGCACTTCCAAATAACTTCAATAACTTGTCTAAATTTACTGAAGGTGCTCAAGTCTCTAATGAGGAAGATAGTAATAGAGCGTTAATTAGTCATGATATTTGTTTCAGACAAAAGGTATCTAACGTAGCAGGAGAATTTGCCAATTATACTAATAAACAAATTGCATTAAGTGTTGGTAACACTAAACCTACTCCTGGTGTTGAAGGTGAGTTTCCTGGCGATAAGAGATATAAACCAGTAATTAACCGTACAAGTAGACATGAGGGATATATTTTTGTTGGTGGTGATTCATCTGAAACTGCTCCGCCATTAAGTCTTGTCGGTGATTACAGATCTATCGGATTGATTGGTACTGGACACCTCACATCTATTGAAGAATCACATGTTCAGGCACCTAATTTCTCTAGTAATTTGCCAGAACCTTATGAAGTTACTGGTAAGTTTGGTATTAACCAGACAGCACCTACCGCATCACTTCATGTTGGTACGGGTGATGTTCTGTTTGATAACAACTTGACTGTGACCGAAGATGTAGCAATCAATGGTGGTGATCTTACCTCTACTGCTACTACATTTAACTATACTACTACTTCTACTGAAGTTAATTTTTCTACTAATGCAACACTAATGAATGTTGCTGCCTCTAATGCATCTTTAGGTGCAGGAACTCAAGGTGGTAATTCTGTTGCAGTCATTGCTAGTGATACTACTCGTATCATGGGTGATGTTGAGATGCATGGTAAGTATGACACTGGTACTACCGGTTCTAAAACTGCCACAATCACTACGATTGCAGACGTAACTAACTTCTTGACAATTCCTTCTACAGTCAACTTTAGTTCTGCAACAATGAATGCGTTTACTGGCGCTACTCTCATCAACATTGGTAACACCACAGGCACAACAACTGTCAATCATAACCTTACAGTTACTGGTGATCTGAGAATTAATGGTACTACAACCTATGTAAATAGCACGATTGTTGATCTTGACGATCCTATTATTTCTCTCGGTGGTACTACTGATGATGGTGCCGCTGCTGCTTCTGCTGCCAATAAAGATAGAGGTTTAGAACTTAAGTATTATTCAGGTTCTGCAAAATCTGGATTTATGGGTCTAGATGTCAGTGAAATGAAGTATAAACTTTATACTGATGCTAGTGGATTTGATACTAATCAGGTAACAGGAACTCTTGCAACATTGAATCTGGAGAAGATAGAAGCTGAGGGTACAGTTGAAGCAAGTACGTTTGAGCTGGATGCATCATTAAGTTATACCTCTCAGGGCAATGAGTTTAACTCTACCATGAGAAGTGCAATCATGAAACATGCTCTTCCTACTGGTGCAGTTATTATGTGGCACGATTCTAGTGGAAATGCTGGAAGTAGTATTCCTAATGGTTATAAATTATGTGATGGTGGCACATATACCAGCAGAGACGGATCATCATTTACAACACCAGACTTTAGAGGAAGATTTATTGTAGGAAAGGGTAATAATGCTGGAGGTAATTATACTTCTATGCTAGGTGGTTCGCATTCTAAGACTACTAGTGATGCAACTAACGCAACAACACTTGCAGTTAATATGAGTGCGTTTACAATTACTAATCATTCATTAACCATTGGTCAACTTCCGCAACATCAACATGGTATGAATCATGGTCATAGTTCAGTAGACGTTACTTCATTTACTGCAAAGAGCGGCACAATAGACTATGACACAATGCCAGACACCGGACTCCACGGACACACAGTTAGCGGAATGGCTCATGATCACTACTTTGGCGGTGATGATCACCTTACAGCTGCTAATTCAGAAACAGGCGGCTCCACAAACTATTGGCCTGATGCAGAGCCTGTTTGGACAGATGAGTCCGGGGAACAATATGATTGGGAATCTGGTAAAGATTCTGGTTCTGGTGGTAGGTACAGAATTTACCGAACTAGCGGGGCTACGGGGATGGATCCGCATGTAAGTGGTGGTGGCGCTCATGATCACAGAATACTCCTTAGTTACTCTGAGGTCGCGAATGCCATAGCAAGTGGTAGTGGAAGTATCCCTGAAAGTGTTGTGACAAACCCCTGGAATAATCCTAATGCTACTGGTGAAGGTACTGCTTATGGACTGAAAAGTCCAGCAGATGGTCATAGTCATGGCACAGGTGGTCAGGTTACACTTGATAATAGATCACACACTCATAGTATCTCTGATATTACACCACCATGGAGAAACACTACGTTTATTATAAAGATGTGAGGCACCCTGTGCCAATTCAATAACTGTCACAGGGGGTGGTCCGTTCGTTGGGTCATCCCCTATACTTGTATCAGTTGAGAGGAACGCATGATTAATCAGGAGATCAAAGGCAATCTCGCCAAACTGCTCGCCACCGAGAATCTTATCGTTGAGCATCGCACGGTGCCTACAGCGTCATTTGATACTCTTCGCCGTGTTCTGACCTTACCTGTCTGGGATAAGGCGTCAGCGACCGTATACGATATGCTGGTGGGGCATGAGGTAGGACATGCATTATACACTCCTGATATTGATTGGCGTGAGTCTGTTCGTAACAATGTTCCTAAAGACTTTGTGAATGTTGTTGAGGATGCTCGTATTGAGAAACTTATGAAGCGTAAGTTTCCTGGTCTCTCTCGTAGTTTCTATCAGGGTTATGAAGAACTGAATGATCAGGACTTCTTTGAGATTCAAGAAATCAACGCTGAGAATTTGTCGTTCATTGATCGTATCAACCTTCACTTCAAGGTTGGTGCTTTCGCTATGATTCCTTTCGCCAATGACATTGAGCAGCAATTTGTTGCTCGTGTAGGTGATGCTGAGACATTTGAAGAAGTTCTTGCTATCTGTGAAGATATTGTTGACTACCTGAAAGAACAGGAGAAGCAACAGACACCCGCTCCTATGCCCCCACAACAGCAGGGACAGCAGGGTGAGACTGAAGAACAGGGAGAGGAAGAGAATCAACAGGGAGAGGTTCAGGGTGAAGAGACTAATCAGGATGCTGAGCGTGCTGATTTAGACACACCTTCTTATAGCAATGGTGCTGCTGATACTTGTGATGAGAATGAGTCTATGACTCAACGTGCTTTTGATGAGAATGCTGAAGATCTTGCTAATCAGTCTGAATATGCTAACCAGACTGAGTATGTAGAACTGCCTGAGTTGTATATGGATAATATCATTGTTGATTCTAAAGTTCTGACTCCTTATATTACTAAAAAATTTACTGCTGCACAGCAAGAACGTATGCAGCACTGGGGTGATGTTTTTGAGCAGGTTGACAATGCATATAAAACATACAAGAAATCTTCTTTAAAAGAAGTCAACTATCTTGTAAAGGAGTTTGAGTGTAAGAAATCTGCTGATGCTTATGCTCGTCAAGCAACATCTCGTACTGGTGTGCTTAATACTAAAATGTTGCACACATACAAGTACAATGAAGATCTGTTCAAAAAAGTAACTGTTCTTCCTGACGGTAAGAATCATGGCATGATTTTCGTGCTGGATTGGTCTGGTTCTATGGGAGATGTTATTCTTGATACTGTAAAGCAACTGTTAAATCTAACATGGTTCTGTAAGAAAGTGCAGATCCCCTTTGAGGTTTATGCTTTCACTAATGAGTGGCATCCTGTTTTCACTGATCCTGATTATGACAGCACAGATGGTCTTCCAGAGAAATCAATAAAGAAAGCAGGTACGATTGATGTTAATAAGCACTTTACTCTGCTGAATGTGCTTAGTTCCCGTACTAATGCTAAGCAGTTTGAGGAACAGTGTATTAATCTGTTCCGTTGCACCTACACTTTCAAGTATTCTTGCTGGTATAGAGTTCCTGCTGGTCTGGGACTGTCTGGCACACCTCTGAATGAGAGTATCATCGCACTTAACACTATCATCCCTAAGTTCAAGAGCGATAATAAACTTCAAAAGGTGAACTGTGTCATTCTTACTGATGGAGAAGGTTGTGATCTTGCCTATCATTATGAATATCCTTATGGTGCAAATGGTCTTGGTCGCCGTCGTTGCACTGGATCTGCTACTCTACGTGATCGTCAACTTGGTCGCACATACAAAGAGTTCTCTACATGGGGTGGTGATTATGAACAATCTTTGACCGCTATTCTGCTTCAAAATCTGAAGGATCGCAACCCTGATGTTAATATCTTAGGATTTCGTATTTGTTCTGGTTCTGACTTCTCCCGCTTCTATCGTTACGTTAGCAATGGTCGTTCTTACATGGAACTTCCTGAGAATATCATGAAGAACTGGCGCAAATTCAAATCCATTGAGATGAGTTTTGTTGCTGGTTATGATTCATTCTATGCTATTTCTGCCTCTGGTATGAATGTTGAGACTGAGTTCAATGTTGCTGATGATGCCAGTGTTGCTGAGGTTCGTAAAGCATTTCGTGACAATTTGAAGAAGAAGACCACCAACAAGAAACTTCTCTCCTCCTTTGCTTCACTTGTCTCTTGACAGATGAGACATCTGCCTTTATAATTACTATACACATGAACTCATGAAAATGCACCAACGGGAACTTTTAGAAGCTAGAAACTATTGTGAACTTTACAACTGCTATGCATTATGGATTACAGACAACCGTCAATTCTTTACTACGGGATCTCATGCGGTAAGGAAAGCTGATAATCAGGTCAAAAAACCATATGGTTTCCGTTCCTACTTAAAGACATTCTTGAAAACTGAGTATGAAATTCATAGTGCAGAGCAACATGCTTCTGAATATCTTACTGATCATCCTGATGAGTTCATTAAGAATGCAGATATTTTTGCTAGGCAGTTTCCTAACATCATTAAGAATCGTCAAGAGAACCTGAAACAGAAGGAAACTATGTCTAGTGCTACACTGAATGAGCATTTTGAACAGTTGTCTGTGGACCTTGTGCCTAGATCTGATGAGACTGTGACTGAGACTGAGACTGAACGTCTACTCGCCATGGCACAGAGACATGGTGCAAAGATGTTTAAGAAAGGAGACCTGGAAATCCATTTCTGAAACTATGATTGAGATATTTGATAATTTTTTATCTGAAGTTGATTATAAAGATGTAGTAAGATACTGCATGACAGCACCATATCTTTATGGTGAGGTTGATCATCCCGGTGCAAAACCTACTGGTATGATTCATTCCATTGAGGAGGCAAGTTGGATTTACGAATTGTTTCGTTATAAACTTGACGAGATTGTTGATATAACTGAGCATCCATTTGATAGAATGTATGTAAATTGTTTCGCTGCTGGTGAGAGTCCAGACTATCATGTTGATGGTAGGCAAGGTTATACGTTTCTATTCTATGCTAATCAAAAATGGAATCTAAAAATGCAGGGAGAGACACAATTCTTAATTGATAATCAAATTACAGGAGTTCTTCCTTATTCAAACAGAATGGTTCAATTTGATGCAACTTTAAGGCATCGCGCTACATCGTTCACAAACCGACACCGATTTACCCTAGCGGTAAAATACGGTTCCCAATAGACAGTTTGTAAACTGGCACAGGGTCTCGCCCACGACCCTTCAAATACTGTATATTAACATTGTTCGCAACCGAGACACACCACATGCCACGTAAGATCAACATTGATATGAACGCTCTGACCGCATTCATCTCAACTCACTATGGTGATGAGTTTAGTGGTGATGCAGTTCGTGCCGCCGCTACTGAGTTTGGTGTTACCTATCCTACCATCATGAAGCGCGTTGAGCAGTATAAGGTTGGTTATGGCAAGTGGAATCTCTCTGTTCAAGAGAAACTAGAGCAAACTTACGCTGCTCCTGCTGCTGTTTCTGAGTCTGTTGTTCAAAATCTTGTTCCTACTAAGGACGATACTTTTGTTCCATTCGGTAACTTTACCGATATGAAGAAGATCATAAGCTCTAAGATCTTCTACCCTGTGTTCGTTACTGGTATGTCTGGTAATGGTAAGACCCTCAGTGTTGAACAGGCATGTGCTACACTTGGTCGCGAACTTATCCGTGTCAATCTCACTATTGAGACTGATGAGGATGATCTGATCGGTGGATTCCGTTTGGTCAATGGTAACACCGTATGGCATAATGGTCCTGTGATTGAAGCATTAGAGCGTGGTGCTATTTTGTTGTTGGATGAGATTGATCTTGCCAGCAACAAAGTTATGTGCTTACAATCTATTCTTGAGGGTAAAGGTGTGTTCCTCAAGAAGACTGGTCAATATGTAAAACCCGCTGCTGGTTTTAATGTCATCGCCACTGCCAATACTAAAGGTAAGGGTTCTGATGACGGTCGTTTCATCGGTACTAATGTACTGAATGAGGCATTCCTTGAGCGTTTCGCTCTCACCTTTGAGCAGGAATATCCTACTCCTAAAGTTGAGCAACGTATTCTTGAGGGTATATCTCATGAACTTGGTCTAGAAGATCGTGAGTTCTGTGAGAAACTTGCTCAGTGGGCAGATATTATTCGTAAGACCTTCAATGACGGAGGCATTGATGAAGTGATCTCAACACGTCGCCTGGTCCACATCATCCGTGCCTACGCTATTTTCAACAAACGCATGAAGTCTATTGAGGTTTGTGTGAACCGTTTTGATGAGGAAACTAAAACTTCTTTCATTGAACTGTATGACAAACTTGACGCTAGCGTTGGTGAGGAAACCGAAAAGGTTGACACACCACAAACTTTCTGATACAATAAATACAACGTCTTGACCTAACGTTAAGACTTATTACAAACAACTCATCTCACTAAGGAGAATTATTTAAATGTTCAAATCTGTATTCGCAGCAACCGCTGCTCTGTTCGCTTCTGCTGGTGCTGCTTTCGCTGGTCCCTACGTCAACGTAGAAACAAATGCTGGCTGGACTGGATCCGAGTATAACGGCGCTGGAACAGACCTTCACGTAGGGTACGAAGGTGCTCTTGGTGAAGCTGGTTCTTACTACGTCCAGGGCGGTGCTACCGTGCTGACTCCCGATGGTGGTGACGCTGATACCGTCCCTTCAGGTAAGGCAGGTCTGGGTCTCGGTTTGACCGACAACCTCGGTGCATATGGTGAAGTATCCTTCGTAGGTTCAGGCGACGAAGATCTTGACCGTGGTTATGGAGCAAAATTGGGTGTGAAGTACAACTTCTGATCTGTGCTATAATTTAGGGGTCTTCGGACCCTTTTTTGCTGGAAGGTTGGCAGAGCGGTTTATTGCACCAGTCTTGAAAACTGGAGAGGATCACACCTCCGTGAGTTCAAATCTCACATCTTCCTTTGGAGTTATCTCCACCCCCCCATTACCTACATTTTTTTCTCATGAGCGATCTCAACCAAGTAGAAAACATTCTGTGTGACATTGATGGATTGATTGGTGCTGCCCTGGAGGCAGGAGACAGTGAGAATGCTCGTGCCCTGGTAGAAGAATTTGGTGAGTGGTTCCTAGATTATGAGAGCGAGAAAGATATTGAGGTCATGTGCCTGGAGGTATTGAGCGAGCAATGATATACTATGAACTCTCTATAGTAATCTTTGCATTTCTCATATTTTTAATTTACACAGACCCTACCGCTGCCCCATACTTTAATTTAATTTTTAAGGAAAGTTGGGTCAACGTTAGACGCTGGTTACTAATCGCTCGTTTGTATCCAAGAATTAAATTTGATACATGGATGATGAGGCGTAGAGTAGAAAAAATTAGAAAGCAGAAGAATGATATTGTATGATTATGTTTGGACTAAGGAGGAGTTAGAATTATATTCTAACTATCAGTGCAATCAGAAAGAACAGACGAAGTTTAGTTCTCGTAATGTTATTTGGTTGCCTTCTTATCCTGACACATCCAAACTTATTCAGACATATACCAAACAACTTTATCCATTGGTTGCTCAAGAGTTTCATCGTCAACTCAATCGTGGTTATAAATTTGATGCTAAGATAGCAGAGTATAAAGATAACAATCATTACTTCTCATGGCATTCTGATGAAAGGTCTGAAGGTAACATGCATAGAATGCTATCTACTATAACTTACCTTAATGATGATTTTGAATCAGGAGAGACTCAATTTATTGATCGTGTAATCACACCATCGGCAGGTAAAACTTTAATGTTTCCATCTTCATTCAACTATCCTCATTGTGGTCTGCGTGTTACAAGAGGTATTAAAAAAATATTAGTAATGCACCTTTGGGTGTAAAAAAGTGTTATAATTAGTCATAGTTATGTTCATTAAATGACGAACTACAACATAGTAATTAACGCCATTTCAAAAGAATTGCATAAGGTCTACCAACAGGACAACTGGAGTGAAAGTAATGCGAAACAAACATCATACAAGATCTTGACACTGGTAGAAGAATTCCAGAATTTAAAATCACAACCACTACCAAGATGGAGAGCAAGCGACTAATGACTGATGCAATTGCAACACTTACTGTTGACTATGATGACAACGGTGATGCAGTTCTCAACCTTACAGATGATCTAATTCACTCAACTGGTTGGGAACCGGGAACAACAGTGGAATGGATTAACAACAATGACGGCACATTCACTCTTCGTAAAGTAACTAACTGATGGCAATTCGTAATCGCAAGGGCAACACTGTCGCCGCTGATGGTGATATTACCAAACGCAAACCAGGACGCCCTAGAAAACAACGTGGACCTGTAATTGATCCTCCTCGTTGTTCGGAGGGGGGATTTCATAAGGTATTTCCTTACCATCTCCACTACAAGGATACTGATGGCAGTAATAGAAATTGTTATTTCCAATGTGAAGGTCATATGAACACACACATAGAGAGGTATAAAGTTGACAGAAGAAAAGCAACTATCAAAGCAACTGAACCAAGAAACTAACATGATTCACCCATCTTTAAAGAGTACACTAGGACCAAATAATACTATTGAAAAGAGTATTCCAGAAAATGTCGTGTGGATTGATGATACCTTCTACATCAAGAAGAGTATGTTTGGATTGTATACTAGCATTCTAAAGAATCCTTTGGGTGCTCATTTTCTCACTGGTGCTACTGAAGAAGGTGTGGTTCAAATGTCTAGATGGCATCTTAAGTGTCTTCAAGATGGCACACTTCAAAATTATACTCGTGTGGTAAATTCTGGTATTGTTAGTGGAAAGTTGTGATCATTCATACGTTCAATGATAAATTAAGTGATGCTCTGGTAGAAGAACTGAGTCGGTCAATTAAGATTGATAACTTCATCTACCCACGTAAGGGTGTTCAGTTTCCTATTTACTCATCATATAATGCTTCAAAATCTCGGCATTTTCCTCCTGAGTTAGAGAGTTATTATGATGAGAAACTGAATGAAATTCTAGATCATCTTGATTTACTAGACAGAACTGTAAATGATGTATTCAAGTGGTGTCAGATCTATAATAGAACAACTAGTGGGTTTCATCCTACTCACACACATTTTAGTGGTGATCAGTTGTTATCAATGGTTCATTTTATAAGAGCGCCCAAGGATCAGAAGTGCTTTTACTTTATTAGTAAAGGCAAGAAGTATTATCCTGACACACAAAACTCAGGAGACTTCATTGCATTTCCTTCATGGGCATCTCATGGTGTAGATCCTGTGGATTACGATGATAACGATAGAATTATTATATCTATTAATATACATTGTAAAGAGTATAAGGATAATATGAATCTTGATGATACTCTTGTTTGTAGTAAAAAGCATCGTAAAAATATGCTAACTAAAGTGTGGTCTGAAAAACTATGAAAACAAAAATATTAAATTTATTTGCTACTCCTGTTATTCAAACTGAGTTTGATGCTCATCGGAAATACGCGGGAGAGTTTGGTAACTGGGATAAATGTGATCGCAAACCAGAATCATGGCACGTTCCATTAAATACATCATTCCCTGAAGTGAGACAGGATGATCCATATGTTCCTCCTGCTATTGTAGATGATCTGAAGGAAGATATTATGTTCCAGATCAAGAAGATCATGCTCAGTAAGAATATGCCGACTGATTTAAGGTATACAGCGTTCTGGTATAATGCATATTATGATGGTCAGGGTCAAGAACCACATAATCATTTGACAGTTGATGGAAAGGATCCATTTTGGTCTGGAGTATATTTTGCAAAAAATTGTTTCCCTGGATCATTTTATTTTATCAAAACAGAATACTCACATAGAACTCAACAATCTTTTGCTCATCAAACCACACCATTGAGAGATTATTATGAAGAGTTTTATCCCACTCCATTCTCTGATGGCAATTTAGTTTTGTTTCCACCACATTTACATCATTCAGTAAAAGTAGGAGCAACAAACAGAACTGAGCAGAGACTAACTTTTTCATTCAACATCAGTCATAACAATGAAAAATACTGAAGTAATTGAACTATTTTCAACACCCATTATCAAATTCAGGTTTGAAAAGCATGATGAATATAATGATAAATGGGATAACTGGGATGTTGTTAAACGTCAACCTAGATCATGGCAGTGTGAATTAAATACATCATTTCCTCAGGTACAGCAGGATGATCCTTATGCACCGATGGAGGCAGTAAATCAACTTCAAAAAGATTTGCTATTTCAAGTTAAGAAATTGCATAAATCTTATGGATTAATGACTGAGATTGTGTTTTATAACTTTTGGTATAATGCATATTATGCAGGTCAAGGACAAGAATGGCACAATCATCTTCCTGAGGCTGGATTAGCACCTATCTGGTCTGGTGTTTACTTTGCAAAGAATTGTCTGCCTGGTCAGTTTGCATTTCAAAAAACAGATCTCTCAATGAAAACACAGGGACCAATAAATGTTCAGAGTAGTCCATTGAGAAAATACTATGATGATAATTACATCACTAATTTTGTTGATGGTGATGTAGTGCTGTTTCCACCACACCTAAATCATTGTGTGAAACTCAGTGATGATCAAAATGTCACTGACCAAAGACTAACATTTTCATTTAATGCAGATAGTGTAAGGTCATTGGAGTTCCAAAACGAATTAAAAGTTTAACAGGAGAATAACATGTTTGATCAAATGTCGGATTCTGGTCTTGACCCACGGGATGAAATGTATGAAGATAGAATTACAGATTTGGAAGCAAGGATTGAATCGTTAGAGAAATATGTTTCCGATCTGAGGAGAACTGTTGACAATATTCATCCAGTGCAATATAATATAGTTGCTAAGGATGATGACAATGTATGAATCACTCAATTGTTTTGAGGAAGCACTTAAACACTTTGGAACCAGAGTTGAGATGATCACTGCTATGGAAATGGCAAAGAAACTAACACCTGAAGATGCTTATCAAATGATTAAAGATGAACTCAAAGAAGTTAAAAAGTGTCGTAAACTATTTAAACAGGAGCAAGACTAATGGAAGATAGTCTTAAAATTGATTATGATGAGGACACTGGTCAAATTACCATTGACTGGGATAAGAATGATCCTCAGTGGAGTTTTCTCAACAGTATGTCACAAGAGGAGATTCAAGGTATGTTAATTTCTAACCTAGAAGAATTAGTAAAGAGCGATGAAAGTTGTTGATTTAGAAAACCCAATAGAACCACTGAAGTTTGAAGACTGTAGTTTTATTGATAGAGCAACCCAAGATTATATCAGACAGTTTAAAAATACTCTTACTGCTGATGAATGTCAAGAAATCATTGGTATGTATAAACATGATGATTGGCAGGAGTTAGAGAGCAATGGTGACAAATTATGTGATGTTGTTGGTATCGGACCTGGCAAAATTGATGATCTTTTAATGGATAAATTCTCTAAATTGATGTATTCGTATGCCAAAGATTATCCTAGAGCAGCATCTTTCAGTACAGATATTGGATATACTTTAATAAGATCCACTGTAGAACATCATTGTCCGATTCATCATGAACCTAGTGGTGCTGCTATCACAGCAATAATTCATCTTAATGATGACTGTGAAGGTGGGGGATTACAATTCTATGGTACAGAAAAAACCGACTCATCTACTGGCACTGGTATTGTGTTTCCATCAGCATTCATGTTCCCATATGAAACACTTCCAGTGACTAAAGGTATACGTTATTCAGTGTATACACAATTTAAGTGAACATTAAAACATTATTAACAGACTTGAGTAAGTCACCTAGATATGTTAGGATACTAACATAATCAAAACCACGACATGTCATTCTTACCAGCGGATCGCTGTAGTACATTAACTCCTAATGAACTGGAGGAACTCAACGCATTGCGAAAAGCACTTAAGGAACATCCAGCGTCAGTACATCACGACAAAATGGAACGTTTCACTCATCTTATGGTAAAATGTCTACAGTCTGAGCAAACCTCAGATAAATAATACATAAATTTACTCTCACTATTACCAAAAAATATGGAGAACATAGAATCTCACATCGCCAAGGATAGAGAAATCCTTGACAATCCTATGATTTCACCCAATCAACGTCGCCACATTGAAGGTGAGTTGCATGAACTGGAAGATTATGCAGAACATCACAAGGCAGAGATTGAAGCAGGTGATCATCATGACCCATCACCATTAGAACTATATTGTGATGCCAATCCATCTGAACCGGAATGTTTAATCTATGAAGATTAGTGATTTTGTAAAGGGACAACGATTCCTCTACACTTCTAATGGTTTTGATCACGATGGTGTAGTAAACTTCATTGATGATGTTGGTGGAAAGTATATTACATTGACAGTTGGACCGAGTAATCTAGTGATCTATCCAGAATGGTGGGACAGATTGACCCCAATTGACAATCCCCCCTGTGACACTTAATGAACTGGTTCAGCATCCTTGACAGGGTGCTTTTTTTATGCCATACTATCTGTATCAACGCAAGGCACTCCATGTTTGACAATCTTTTCGCTGATGGTAGTCTCCGCTCCTATGTTGACAGCAATCTGAGTGATCCTTGGGTAGGTACACCTTTTGAGGGTTATGTGTTCATGTCACCTAAGCAGAAGGGTGAGTTTGGTGAGCGTTTTGTGTCTAAGTTCATGGAGAACATGCTCTGTGAAGTCAAACGTGCCGCAACATCTACGGCAGGACATGATCGTGTGATCAGTAATATCCTCACAGAGATTAAGTTCTCTATCGCCACTCGCGCTAAAAAAGGTGGTGTGATCGTTGATAAGTTCATCATTAATCATGTTTCCGTATGTAAGGATTGGGAACGCCTGATCTTCTGCGGAATTAATCCTTCTGAGCAGGACATTCGCGTGTTCTACATCACTAAAGAAGATTTTGAAGCACACTTGAAGAGTGATGATTGCTTGTTCAATGTGCAACAGGGTGGACAGAGTGGCGGTAATGATGATTACATCTGCACCAACGTTGCAGCACTGATGCAGACTGCCATCGCTCGCCCCATTGTCCAGTGGTCCTGTGACAGTTCCCAAACTGGTACTAAGACCCTTGGCATCGCTGCCTGATGCCCTATAATTAATTCATCAACCAAGGAACCCCATGCAACTCACTACACTCGTCACCACGGTTGATTTCTTTCCTGAGGCATTCATCGCTGAAGAGTCTGGCACTGTCGTCAAGCGTTTCCAGAAGCGTGTCACCTGGAATGCTAACGGTCTCAAGTCCTACAGCACTGTCACCATGCTCACAGCACGTAATGAGTGGGCAGAGCGTATCGCTAACGGTGCTGAGGTAACTAACTACAACGTAGAGCAGATGCCACGCTCTGAGTATGCTCCGATGACCTGCTGATGCATACTAACTACGCTCTACATGGGGATAACATTATCCCCTATTATTCTATCCAAGAGTGGGTAAACAATTGGGACGAATTGTTTGAGCGGGTTGAAGTTGATCGTGAAACCATTGGTATCTACGATAACAACAAGTATTGCTTATTCGTTCCATTCTCCTAGGCTGCACAGTATTAAGCGTAAGACCTAGACAAACAAACACTAACATTTTTTTATCATCATGATCGTGAACGCTCCTATCGCTCGTATTCTCACTGCTGAACAATCCAGTGCAGTTGCATTCATCAAGATTGAAGATGCAGTTGTAACTATTTCATATCAGTCTAATCCTGATAAAATGTATGAGTTCACCAGCGAATCTCAGGCATTTGTATCACAACTGACTCAGATTGTTGAAGCAGAAGATCTTATGGGCATGTCACTGGGCGGTATTGTAGCAGATGCTCGCCGCGTTGGTGATCTGGTCCAGTCAGTCTGATAAGTGGCACAGGGACGCTCCTAGCGTCCTCTCAGTGCTCTATAATTACTTCATAGGAACAAATCTCATGAACAGAGAAACACTTCAATCCCAACTCATCCAGCAAACACTTGACGACATGGATTTAAAAACTGTAATGAGTGTTCTGTATGACTTCATGAATGAGTCTTACTCAAACTATTCTGATGCTGAGATTACTGAAGAGGTTGAGGAGTATTATCCTGACCTACTAGATAGTGATCCTGATGAATCAACTGGTTGGAACTGATGACAAGTAAGTATCAAGTATGCGAGATCGCATTTAATTTTGAGGACAGTGATTTTGAACTGCCTCCAAACATTCAGGAAGAACTCATCACTGATTGTTTACATCGTGTCTGGCATTGTGATGAAGATGACCTAGTGGATGAGATTACAGAGTTCTATGGATTCAATGTTCAGAACATTGACTACGAGAAAAGATCTCAGGTAGAATCATGATGGCACAACAAACTCTTAGTATCACAGGTTTGCATTATGAAGAGTTAATTCTGTTGCAAGAATTGATGATCATGATTGACAACACTGATCTAATTGATCATCCTATTCTCGTTGATGATCGTAAAACTTTCAATGAACTCTTCAACAAGGTAATGAGATCATGACTTACATTGTTAAAATGTATGCCGCTGGCAAACTATTTGAAGAAAAAGTAATCGCTGCTAACCCTCATGATGCTCGCACAACTGCACTCGCAAGGAACCCAACAGCAACAGTCGTGGGAGTCAATTTTTCATTCAAGTGAAATAATGAATGAGACCATTGATGGTGCGATTGAAGATTATCACATCAATGAATTACAACGCCACGCTGAACTGTATGATGCACGAATTACCTACTGATTTCCCTTATGAAGCACCATCAGGATACAGATACCGAACCGCTGAATTTAAACCAAATGTTATTAGCATCTGGTGTGACCATCTTAACCATTATAATTTCAATAGCGGCGCTACAGTCAGCACAATCTGGGGGTTTGTCAAATTTAAGACAACAAAGAGAGGCACTACGCACACTTACCATGCCCCCATCAGATCAAATAAGATAGGTAAGATCGTAGCACTAGATCAGACTAGTGCATACAGTGCCATGCCACTTCTTAAACTGGCACTGGACTCCACCGATGACGCTCCAGCATCTGTTATGATTAATTCATCAGCAAAGGACACCACCATGACCACCACCACATTCAACCAGGATCAAGCATTCTATAATAGTAAAGAATTTTCTGACTACTGTGCTCAGAAGGATGCACAGAACACCAATCAACTCAATGTGACTAAGTATGGTCTAATGTTGTGTGATGCACTGCAACAGTCACATCAGCGTTCACATCCTAATGGTCAGAACTATTCTTATGCATTAATCTCTTCTGGTCGTAAGTATCACAAGGTCATGCAATGTGTGAATGGTGAGACTGAATCAGTTCATGCCTTCATTGACAAGAAGACTGGTGAAGTATACAAGGCAGCATCATTCAAACAACCTGCTAAAGGAGTACGCTTTAATCTTCTCATTATCACCGAGCGTGAGTTTGTATTAGAGAACTGTGATTGGGCAGGTGGTTATCTTTATAAGTAATATACAACAAGACCACAAACATTATGTTTAACAACTACATTTATTATTCTGATGAACCTCTTCTATCACAAGAATTTTGCGATAAACTAATTGCAAAGTTTAATACTGATAAGAATGTTCATCAGGGTGTATGTGGTCATAAAGATGGTCCTCCTCAAGTAAATCTAAAGATTAAACAGTCTACTGATCTACACATCTATAATAATCGTAAGTATCACTTTGAATCACAAGAACTACAACGTGTTATTCTAAAGACTCTTGCAACATATACTGATCTCATTACTGATCAATGTCCTGATCTAATCTATCCACTGTTTCGTAAGAACTCTTATATCACAGGATTTAACGTACAGAAGACTACACCTGGAGGATTCTTTAAATGGCATAGTGATGACTATTATGATCCTAATGCTCATGAAGGTTATTGGAGAGCAATATCTTATCTAATCTATTTGAATGATGTAGAGGAAGGAGGAGAGACTGCATTTGTAGATGGTTTCAAAGCATTACCTAAGCGTGGTCATATTTGTTTCTTCCCTTGTACTTGGTCTTATGTTCATTGTGGGGTGCCTCCTATTAGTGGTGATAAGTATATTATTGCAGGTTGGTGGATGACTAATGCATCAATGGCATCACAGAGAGCAAACATTGCGGAAGTAGATAGAGATGAGATGAGTGAGAAGGAGTATGGTATTAGATCTAGGTTACATGCATATGATCAAGAGGAGAGAGAACGTGATAAGTTCTACCGTAATAACCTTATCTAAGTAACTCCGAAGGTACTGTGGGGTGTATTCGGAGTATATTATAAATGTCATTTTAAATATACTTAAGTTTTCCACATGCCTGTGGATAATGTGTGGAAAAAGGTGTGGAATACTTGATAATGTGCGGATGTCCTTCTGTCTTAGCGTGCATCGTACCGATTGTCAACCCATAGTATAAGAACTTCACAGATATGTCAGAAGGTTCTCACAGTTGGCACTTGACAAACCTCCGAGATCCTTATATAATAACTCTGTAGGGTTTCAAAGGTCAGTCCCTATGAGGCATTCCGAGGAATCTTATAGAACTTGACAAATCCTCAGTTCTACAGTATTATAATAACTGAGGGTTTTATAGTTTCTGAGAAACTTATAGAATCTCAGAAACTGTAGAACCTGAGGAATTATAAAAACCTCAGAAATCTTAAAAGTTAAGTATTTAAGAACTTCACAGAACTGTGGAAAACTTTATATTTAACTAATTAGGACTATGGTGAAATTGGTAAACACAACAGACTTAAAATCTGTCAGATTTAAATATCTTTGTCAGTTCAAGTCTGACTAGTCCTATAGAGAATATTATACTAAATATTCTCAAATTAATAACACTTACAAAGACTACAATGTCTTCTTCAAACAAGTTTGAGTACTATTTTGAGACTGCTGATGGAGTAAATCAAGAAGGATTTGTGACAGCAAATACTCACCAAAATGCAGTCAAGAAGGTCAAAAAAGAATATAAGAAACTTAAAATTACTTACCTTGATGTTCAACCACTATGAAAACTAGACCGATGACTATTGACAACTATGTTGTATGCGAAGGTTATGCATACTGGGAAAAAGATGGCAACTATTACACAACAACAGTTGACAAGAAGAACAACATCAACTGGGCAAATGCTTCTCGGATTGATATTAAATCCCCTGGTGGACTTGATATCACTAGTGTACATCAACTGTATGATTGCCTCCACACAATCAAATCAACACAACGACAGTTACTTAACGAAACTCGTAAAGTTGCCGTTTAATACTATGCATGAATCAACTCTAGATCTCTTCTGTGATGATAACAACTCAGATGAAGATAATCATATCTTTGCAGAAGAATTCGCTGCTAGTTTAGAAGAACGTGCTGCATTCTATGAAGTTACTGTAGACTACTACATGGAAGAGTTTCTAACATAAACTGATTCAGCCGACCGTGGACGATTCGCGAACTGTCACATGGTAGCATGTCAGGGGTCGGTGCTGCTGTAGGATGACTTCAGTTGAGAGAAAAACCAATGTGGGATGAGATTCAGGACATGATGGGAGAGATCTTTGATATGGGAGATGTCACCGATGACATCCCGTCCATCCTCTCGTTTGATTGTGACATTGACGACAGAGACGCCATGCCTCTGGACATGCAAGACGACATTGAGAAGGAAGACCCTCTGCTGGACGATTGACGAACTGTCACCCTAGCGTGGCACAGCACTCAAAATCCTCTATTGTAGACACATGAACAAATTCAAAGATCCCTGCACCATGGCACTTGAGACTGATGAGGTTCTGATGAACATTCATAACCCCTACGTGGCAAACCTCGTAGAGATGGGATACGATCGTGCCGACTGTGAGATGGTCGCCGCTGCTGGTCGTGATGCCTCATATCCTCGCACAATCTACGGTCGCACCTTTGACACCAAAGCAGAATATGATGAGGCAGTCGCAGACTACCTGAACGGTCTGTGACGATCCACAAGGTGGCACACAACTGGTTGTGCTGCCTCTCATCCCCTGTATTATAAAGAAGTCAACCAAACCGACACCAAACATGCGTAAGATTGAAACCCAGATGAACGCTGCCATCACAGCGAACAAGAACTGGAGCAACGCTAACACTCAAGTTGTCACCGAAGGCACCATCTCCACTGTGTATCTCCACGGTAACAAGATTGCAAAGGTTGGTGATGATTTTGTCACTGTATTTGATGGAGGTTGGCAGTCTAACACCACCAAGTCTCGTTTGAATGCTATCATCAACGAGTTCTGCAATTCATTCACTGACGGTGTATTTCAGAAGGACTATCAGTGGTTCATTCGTGACAACAAAGTTGTTCATGATTTCGTTAACGGATTCACATTTTGTGAGTACGCTTGAGTGAGAGGGGTATATCCCCTCTTTTTTATTGTCTCCACTAAGTAACACTAACTGGTCGGCTGCCTGTGGACGATCGCCCTAGTGGCACACAAGACCTAGCATCACCTCTCACAGCCCCTATAATAAGGACATCAAGCGAACCACACCATGACACGATCAAAAGCAATCTCATCACTGATCTCCATGTTCTGTGAGAAGAATGACCAGACTGAAGCACCCCTCTGGTTAGTAGAGTTGTATCACCGCTCCTCTGATCACGACCTGTGCCTCATGCTGATCAACTGGTCTAAGTCCTATCCTCAGGGATGGAATCGTTTCGGTTACTATCCCATGGGAGTGTGACAGGCAGGGAACTGTCCCCAGAACCCCTAGATCCCTAGGGTGACCGACTAGAATTTAAAAGAACAAACGAACCGACACCATGCGATTCAAGATCAACACCGATCAATCCAGTTCAGTTGACACGCTCAAGGTCAATCCTATCACAGGAACCGCTCGCGTCACCTGGAAATCTCGCGATAATTATGAGAGCTGTGAGTATCGCTGCACCAAGGTATCACGCCGTAAGATCCTCGCCCTGATGCTGGATTCTGATCGTTCCCTCGGACGATGGGTCAACCGCCATGCACAGTGGAAAGACTACGTTATCAAGAGCGGTCGCATTCACTCCATTCGCTTTAACTGATCATGCAACGTACAGGATTTTTCATTCATAGCGACAACCCCTCCCCTCTGATGACTAAGGTCATGGAGAACATCCAACGCCAGCACCTAGCAGAGACCGAACGTCGCCAGCGTATCAGAGCAGGACTTGAGCCAGGTGGACAGTGGACGACCTGGCACATCAGCGACAGACATTGACCGCTGACCGACTAGAATTCTTACATACCAAACAACACAGGACACAGCATGAACGGATGGGCAAACCACGCAACATGGAACGTCGCTCTTTGGATCGGCAACGATGAGACGATCTACCGCCACGCCAAAGAAAACCAGAACCTCGGTTACCGCAAGTGGGCAAAGCGTTTCATTGACGAGTTCGGTGAGTACATCACAGGCGACGGCATCTCCTGGTTGTCTGACGATGTAGACACCGACGAGATGGACGCCATGCTCGCAGAACTCTAAGGGCACACGCCCCACACCCTGACCCCTTCGCTATCCTTCTATGACCTACAGCATGAGCACCGACATCCAGACTTATCGCATCGTCTGGACACTGAACAACGGCACAGCAGAGGGAGGGCATCCCATCGGGTCGTCTGCCTTCGCTATCGCTGGACAGATGGCAGAACTCTGGCATGATGAGGCAGTCGCCGCCATCCCTACCTTTGAGGACTGAGGACATGAAGCACAGAAAATCTCTCACCGTTCTCATGAAATCTTATGGGTTCTCCCTAGAGCGTGAAAGCAAGCACCTAGTCTGGAGGAATGCCGAGCGGGTGATGATCACCACTAGCAGCACACCATCAGACATCAACGCCATCCGACAGGTAGAGCGACAGATCAGACGCAAACTCGCTGCAGTCTAGCACAGTATGACACCCCCTTCGGGGGGTTAATCCAAAAAACCCATACTACCCTAACCTACAAAGGTTCCCAAACGCCCGAAAGAATCTCCATCCATATAAAAAATTTTTACCCCATAAAATTCTCGTAAAACCTCCGATTGCTATATAAGTCAGTTTCATATAAACATTATGAGTGTAGCAAATATTCATCTAAATTTATCAGAGCATGAGATGGATGTCATGTTGAACGCCCTAGAGATCGCGATTGAAAACGCTGATGAATATGAGGCAAGTGAGTACGAGGAAGTATTATTTCATGTACAGAGAAAGCTTGACGAAGAGTACGACCTTGGTGTAGAATTAGATTAGTTCATTTATCAAAATGCCTTATACAGTATACACACGAAGTAATTGCCCGTATTGCGATAACGTTAAAAAAGTTCTCGCAGGGATTGGCGAATCTTATATGGAAGTAACGTTAAATCGCGATTTTACCCGAGAACAATTTACAGGTAAGTTTGGATATGGGAGTACATTTCCCAGAGTTCTAAAGGACGGTAAGCTTATCGGAGGATGTAGCGAGACTATTACACAACTAAGAAATGAGGGAAAAATCTAATGTCAACTAAGAAATGGTATGTACGTGAGACAAACTCTTCACGGTATGTGAGTGAACCTTATATTTACTGGACAGAGGGTTCTAATATACAGACATGGACAACTGAGATCGCCAAAGCGCGAGCCTGGCGGACTAAAAAAGAAGCCACAGCGTTTATCTCTGAGGCACTAGGTAGAGGAGAAGTACATGGCGAATGAAGAGTACTTTGACTTTGAGGAAGTACTAGAGCGCATAAATAATCTGGAGATTGTAGTAGCAAGACTCGTCAATCCAGAGTTGACATATAAAAGACCTGGAACAGAAGAGTATGAGAAACTAACTGACACCCTGGACTATTTGCATAACAAAGTATCAGAACTAGAGAGAAATGAGTAACACCGTAGTTTATAGTGCTTTTAATGGATTTCCTGGATCACAGGACACCTACGATGATGATTCTGGTGCAGAGATTCCGATTCTTCCTGATGTTAACCTTTACAATAGTTTTAACTTTGAACTGAAGGCAACTAGTGTAGCAGCTCGTAGTCCTACGACTCAAGATGAGGGTGCAGGCGATTATAGTAGAAGTAGTAATTTCAGAACCACAGGTGTTAGAAATGGATCTAGCACTGGTGCTCCTAATGGTGGTAATTACTATAATGGTATTCATGTCGCACGAATCCCGACAAGGATGTATTGGGTAGACGACCAAGGACCAGAGGGCAATGCAATTTGCCAAAGTGAGATTGGTGATTGGTTTACCCGTGATGTATTAGCGAAACCTGATGGTCAAGGTGGTGGTGTAGAGTTTATTGAAAATGCTGCTCCTGCTGGTACGTTCCTGTTTACATTTAACACCAGTTCAGATGGTGGGGGAGATTTGCAGGAAGATAGTCATTCGTTTACAGTAAATAATTGGAACACTCTTTCAGTTAAGGGTGGATATAATGCTTCAGTATTTTGCCGTAACGAGTTTGGTTATACCAATGATTATGAAGGCGGTACATATGAAGTCAAGAGTCTATATGAACTTCCTGAGAAGTTTGATAATTTATATAAATTTATTCCCGACCAACGAGAGTTCACCACCCTTACATTTAAAATTAAAGTAGATTGGGCACTTGCTGTACACTATGGTGCATATCAAGCTTCCATTAGTTCATCACAGCAAAATTCAGTCTTATCAGACATGGGATATAACAGTTCTGGAGCAACTGGAACTGATACACATGTTATTACTCATGTAGTAAATAATAGTAATAACGATTATAATAAAATTTTGAATGATTTGTTAAACGATAGGCAGAGAACACCAGAAGAACAACGAAAACGTTATAATCAAACGTTCGTAGAAACTTCTGCTAATATGCAAATTACTACTCCTTCAAAGATACAATAATGAGAGCCGCAAGTACAATTGGTCACGTATACTTAAATCGTTGCAACACTCCTGTGCAAGCAACCGGGGCTTTTAATGTCTTTATAAATGGCAGGTCAGCAAGTAGGATCTCTGATGTCACAGCACCATACTTAGAGATTGTTCCTTGCCCCAAGTGTTGTACGACTCATGTTGCACCTGTGATTACATCATCGCCAAAAATATTTACTAATGTACTAGGTGCTGAACGTCTGGGTGATCTAGCATTAGGTATCACCGGCACATTTCCAATTATTGTAGGATCGCCTAATGTGTTTATGATATGAGAAAGCACCATCACGAACCATATAGTAATCAAAATAGATTAATCCCCAAGGATCGCCGTGTCGCCTTGGGGAAGACTCATCCTGTTGATTACTATAATGTGAGTGCTCAAGATATTGCTGTAGGACAAGTTGCCTCTGGTAGTGCTTTTGCTAATCCAAACAATCCTCCCTCAGGGGCAGGGGCGGGAGAAGGTGGAGCACCTGGGTCTATTGAGAATCTAGTAAAGTCAATCAATTCAATTCTTGTATCTCCTTCATCAATTGATGTAGTTGAAGATGAAGCAAAAACATTTTTATTATCTACTGAGGTTAATGTAAATAGACTTAATGTAAATTTACTAACATTTCAGTGGCAGAAAAAAGTATCTGGTGGGTCATTTACTGATATTGCTGGTGAAACAAACCCTACATTTACAGTTGGATCTGGAGTAACAGTAGCAGCAGACAATAATGATGAATATCGTTGTCAAGTTTTTCATGTAGATGCAGTTACATCTCCAAAGGATTCAAACAGTGCGACATTAACTGTGACTAGAAAGATAGAGATCACTACACAACCAATTTTGGGAATTGTTATCCCACAGGGATCTCCAAAAACTTTTGAAGCAGTTGCCACAATTACTAGTGGCACCTTTGATTTTCAATGGCAGGTTAAGTTATCAGGAACAACTTTATTCACAGATATTGTCGGTGCTAATGGCACAGGACAATCTAGTGGGTCTACGGTGTCATATACGACATCAAATCAAAGTACTGACAATAATGGTGATCAATATAGAGTTATTTTTAGTAATTCTAATGCACCTGATACCACTAGCAGTGCAGTTACCATGGCAGTCAGTGGTGCTGACTTTAGAATCCAACCAGCACTCAATGGTGTTGAGTTCTGGAGTTTTGAAAAAGATGGTTCTTTAGTATTTGATCCATCTACTGCTACTGATTATAGCATTACATCATTAGAAAATGATCGTAGTAAGATTAGTACTCACCTTTGGGGTCAGGGTAGATGTGATACTAAGGGTGGATACACTGATGCAGACATTCCTATTTCTGGTGCCGATGTTCTAGCACTTAAAATGAATGCAGGGGGTGGTGCAGCAGGATCATCAGACTCTGGACGCTATGCAGAGGCAGGAGGAGGGTATGCAGGTATCTTTGATACTTCGGTATCACATGCTAATGCTCTTGCCATTGCAGGCGGTGCTGGTGGTTCTAGTCTTAACACGTCATCTACTTGTGGAGGTAGTCAGCAACCAATCCAATATGCTTACTCTTATCAACAATCATATCAAAGTACCTGTTATCAAACAATTGACAATAGTGTTACTAAAAGTGGTAGTTGGGCTCACTCATATGATAATGCGAACCGAAGAGATGCATATTTAGCGTGGTACGGCAATACCAGTGTCATATACACTGTCGCTCCACCTTCAAGATATTATATTATTGGATTTGATAGTCCTATGCCTAGCAGCAACTATATTTTGCAGATAAGTACAAATGGTTGTACTGCCGGTGGTGGTCTCTGTCCTGGGTTTAGTCCTGATTATTCACAAATAACTAGAACTTCGGCATGGATGGTTCTGGCATTCCGTAGAAATGATGCTGGAAATTATAGAAGTTTTGTTTCTACTGTTTATTGGACTATTACTCATCAAGATACACGAACAATTTCATATCCATGTACACAGTATTATACTGTGCAAGGATCTTATCCTCATACTGGAACTGCAAAAGTTACTGGTGGTGCAGGTGGTGGTACAACAGGGTCTGATGGATTTAGTAGTACATCATCAGTAATTTCTGCTAAAGGGGGATATGGTGCTACTCAATCATTAGGAGGAACAGGTGGTAGCACATCATCTGGGGGTAGTACTAATGGTAAGAATGGTTCTACTCTATCAGGTGGAAGAGGAGGAAATAATTCTGGATCATACGCTGCTGCCGGAGGCGGTGGTGGTGGAGGAGGATATTATGGTGGCGGTGGCGGTGCTGGTGGATATGATGGGTATAATGGAAGCAGTAATCCTGGTAGAGGACCACAATCTGGTGGTGGTGGTGCAGGAGGAGCTGGTTTTATTCATTCTACTGCAACTGGAACTACTGGAGTGTTTGGTGGATCTAGTCATCCTAATCGTGGTAGTGCTGGTAATGCACAGCAGAATTCTAGGATTGTAATTGAAGCATCATTTATTGATATAACTACTCAACCAAGTTCTGTTGTTTTGCAATCAGGAACAGCAACTTTTAATGTTGTAGCAACAGTTAGTGGTATTTCTGGACAGACAGTTTCATATCAGTGGCAAAAGCGAGGATCTGGACAAAATGCATTCTCTGATATTCGTGGTGCTACAAGTGCAAGTTACACCACACCAACACTAACAAATTCTAATAATAACGATAGGTATCGTTGTAAACTTGAAAATAATTTCTGTGCTAGTAAAATTACAGAAGAAGTTGTGACATTGTTCACATCTTCTGGTTCACAGACATATACTATTACACAAACTGGTTCAACTACTATTCCAGTTCCTGATAGTGCAACTGAGTTTACTTATGCTATATGGGGTGCTGGGGGTGAAGGCACTGGTGAATGCCCCACAGGAAGTTTTAGTGGGGGTACAGGCGCACATGCTAGGGGCACAGTGCTGCTCACAGGAAGTTATGCTCCTGGTGAATATGATACCAATAGTATACGTGTATTTGTGGGTACTTCTGGTCAGGGTTCACCTAATGGTCAAGCAGGATATGGTGCTGGTCGTGGTGGTCAAGGATCTGATATTTATTATCAGCAGGATCACGTAATCGTAGGTGGAGGCGGTGGTGCTGGTCAGAATGGACAAGGTGGATATGGTGGTGTAGCGGGTTCTGGTAGTGGTGGTGTTGGTAGCGGTCCTAACAATGGTTTTGCCGGTGGTGGCAACTCTGGTGGATCGGGCGGATCATCTAATGATAGAGACGGTGGAGGTGGATCTAATGGTCAAAGTGGTGGCGGCGCTCCTGGTGGTTCAGGAAGGAATCAGGGTAACCGTGGCGGCGGTGGCGGCGGTGGACTATATGGTGGCGGAGGAGGCGGTGGATATGACACCTCTAACTGCACTGGTGGTGGAGGCGGTGGTGGATCAGGATCTGTCACTCTTCCATCATCCGATAAGCAAAATGGCAATGTAGGATCTGCTGGTGGTTCCTCTCCTCCTGGGACAACAGTTGCTGGATATGTTAGTGGTCGTGGTGGTAGTAATCAAGATGGTCTTGTAGTTATTTCAATGGTTATTCCTGGAGCATTATCTATTACTGGTGTTGACAGCGCAACAGTTGAAAATATCTCTAATCTTTCGTCCACAAAAACATTGACTGAATCTGTATTTTTAACTCCATCAGCAATTGATTACAATGTTACTGTAAAACTTCGTGGTAATACTCCATCTGGCAATGGAGGTACTGGTGGTTATGTTGAAGGAACATTTACTGCGGAAGCAGGACAATCATATCTACTTCATTATACTAATAGGTATGCAGCAGTATTCTATGGAACATCTGCCACAGGAAATAAATGCATTATGCTTGCAGCGGAGGGTGGATACGAAAGTAATCCAGGTCCAGATAGAACGGGTAACGGTCATCCATCAAGACCAAACCCTGCAGCAGGAGGAAATGCTGGATTACCCAGTGGTTCTGTTGGATCAAATTTAAATAATTCTTATGGTGGTACTGGAGGAATTGTGAACGGTTATAAAAGTGGTCAAGGTGGTAATGGAGGACAACCCGGATCTAGTGATGGATATTCTGGTAGTAAAGGAGGCGACGGTGCATTCTTCTCATCTGGAGGAGGTGGTAGTGGAACTGATGGTGATGGTGGTGCTGGTGGGTTTGGTTACTACGGCGGTGGCGGCGGTGGTGGCGGCTGGGATTTAGAGTTTAATGCTGGAGGTTACTTTGGCGGTGGTGGTGGCGGTGGGGCATCTTACATCGGTGGTTTACCGACTCCCGCCCAAAATGCAAATAGTCCTGCTGAGGTAACAGTTAGTAACACCTCCTATGGAAATGAAGCAGGTTCACCACAAATCCAAATCATCAGTGTTGCCCAAGCATAATTTCTGTGTTATAATATCAAAGTACATTTAAAACATTCATGGCACGCACCAAATCTCTTAACGGTAACGAAAATATTGAGTCACAACCCAAGAAATCTCGTCAGGGGTATGGTAAGCATACTAAATATAGTGCAAGCTCTCGTAATGGAGCTAAGAAACGCTACCGAGGACAAGGAAAATGAGCGAAGAAACACCAGCACCAAAGTCTTATGGTTATGTTGTAGGACGTAGACCTGCAGATCAAGATCATCCAGACAAAGAAACTGAATCAACTGAATCAAATGAAGAAGAGTGAAGAGCACATTAAGGAATGGATTGCTAAAATTTCTGAAGTTCGCCCTGAACTAGGTAATTTTGCAGTCTGCCCTTACTCTCACTCTGCTACATATAAGATCATAGAAGTGCCGATTGACGATATTATACCTACTGATGGGTGTGATATCGTCATTTTTGTCGTTGAAGACTATTTGGACGTTAATGCTATTCAAATGTGGTGTGAAATTTATAACACAATTTACCCAGAATGGGTATTTTTAGAAGATTGTGCTAACTATAACACCTTCATTAATGGTGTTCAGACAAATAATGGCAAATATAACCTTATCATGTCTCAAACTAAGGCAAAATTGCGTCAACACCGTGAAATCTTGGCAAAATCTGGATACTATGAGCATTGGAATGATGCTATGATGCAAGAAATCCTCGGCAATGACTACACTACTGTAAAAAACACACAAAAAACTAATGGGAAACTCACCGACTGACCGAAGTAAAGACTTTATTAAGTCTGGGATGACTCTAATTACTCAAATTGAGTCCGATAGACTCCTTAAAAAAGTAAAAGAAAAGGGAAATGACCGTAAAAAGGTAGATGACTGAGGTTATATCAATTTTTCCGTCACTAATTGTAAAACATGATACTAAACCTGAATTTGATGGTATAAAAGAACCCTTAATTAAAGCAATTTATTGTGAGATGGAGCGAAATGAGGGTGTCAAAAAATCAAATGTTGGAGGATGGCAGTCTGATGTATATACTTTTGAAAAATCAGAATTTTCTAAGTATGCAAGATTTGTGATGCAGCACTCAAAGAAAGCATTATCCAATGTTTTCAATCCAGGTTATAAACTTTTATTAAAAGGTGCTTGGATTAATGTCAATGCTAAAGATTCTTTTAATGAATGTCATATTCATCCAGATTGCGATATTGCTGGTGTTTTTTGGATAGATGCTCCTCCCGAGTCTGGAGATTTAACTGTTATTAATAATTCCGCATATTCTAATTTTAAATGGCTTAGTAAGGTAACTGACTCAGTAAGAGAACAGTATAGATATACTGTTGGATGGGACTTAACTGCAGTTTCTGGAGAAATGGTTTTTTTCCCTTCAGACATGTTGCATAAAGTAAATATTAACAATAATTCCGAGAATAGAATCTCAATAGCATTCAATTTATCTTTAGGTTGAAATAACCACTATAAATAATTGAAAAATCTACTATCAAATGGCGTTAAATCCGTCAAGATCCTATAAGGACCTGAGTTTTACATTCAAAATTAACCCGTTGAAGAAAGATCTCAATATTCTCAAAGATGAGAATGCTATTAAGAGATCTCTCCTTAACTTATTTTCGTACAGAAAGGGTGAAAAATTTTTTGATGCAACATTTGGTAGTGGAATTCCTGATTTGTTATTTGAACCTTTTGATTTTGCTACCGCTGGTTCACTTAAAGATGAAGTGTCAAACTTAATCTCTACATATGAACCAAGAGTTAACTTAATAGAAGTGTTAGTGGATTTGAATGAAGCGGAATATACTTATGATATACAAATTGATTATATTATTCCAGACACTTCGGCACAAATATTCAGTACTACATTATCGTTAACTTCCTCATCAAAGATATAATCAATGGCATTTGCACAAGTTAGTTCTCTAGATTACGCTGATATCAGATCTGCTCTGGTTGAATACTTGAGGCGTAATACTGCTTTTACCGATTATGATTTTGAAGGGTCAACTCTGTCATCAGTTGTTGACCTCTTAGCATATAATACTTATTATACTGCTTTCAATACAACGATGGCAGTTAATGAAAATTTCTTGTCGTCGGCGTCATTAAGGGACAATATTGTAAGAATTGCGAAGCAGTTGGGGTATACTGCAAAATCTAGAACTTCATCTACTGCTGTTTTAGAGTTAAAAATTGACTTTAGCTCAGTCGCTGCAATTGACCAAAGACTGGTGCCTAGATTTCTTACATTAAAGAAAGGAAACAGTTTTATTGCATCAAATCCAGATGCTAGATCAGAAACCTTTCAATTTGCAATACTAGAAGACGCTGTAAGTCCGGTTATCAACAATATTTGTTACATTAGTAATAGAAGTGATGCTCGTAATTTGGATATTACCGAGGGCGTTTACTTAACATTTACATTTGTTGTGGATAATACAATCCCAAATCAAAAATTTGTAATTCCAACGGCAAATATTGATACTGAAACAATTAGAGTATCAGCAAGAGAAAATGCAAATTCATCTAATAAAGAAATTTTTGAAAAAGTATCTAATATTTTAGATACAACTGCAAATGATCCCGTTTTCTTTGTGCAGGAGATTGATGATAGTAGATATGAATTAATTTTTGGTGATGGTGTTCTTGGAAAAGGTTTGAAGGATGGTCAGGTAATTGAAGTTTCGTACTTAACATCATCTGGTGAAACTGGTAATGATATTAAGAATTTTGTATTTTCTGGGGAAATTTATGATGAAGAAAGTTCTCGTATTTTAACAGGAATTGGAGTTAGTGTAAAATCTGGCAGTACTGGTGGCGATAGCATTGAGTCTGATGACTTGATTAAAGCAAATGCCCCAAAATTCTATTCTGCACAAAATAGAGCAGTAACACTAGAAGATTATAAAATAATTACACAAAACCTTTATTCTGCAATTGCAGATATTATTGTATATGGTGGAGAAACTGAAGAACCACCTGAATATGGTCGTGTAAAAATTGCGATCAAACCAAAATATAGTGATATTTTGAGTAATTCAACAAAAAATGATATTTTAACAAAATTAAAGAAATTTACTGTTGCTTCAGTAACTCCTATCATTGTTGACCCCTCTATTGTTGAGGTTTTAATAGTATCTAAACTTTTTTATAACCAAACTCAAACAAATTTAACTGCAGAGCAACTTAGAAATTTAGTTATTGATAATCTTACTCAATATGATGAATCTGCAGATCTTAGTAAGTTTGGCGGTCTTATTAGGAAAAGTAAAGTTACTACAGTAATTGATTCTGCTCAAGAATCTATTACTGGCAATAATACTGAGTTTCGTCTTAGAAAAAAATTAGTTCCCGCAATTAATACTAAAGCTCAATATCTTTTGTGCTATGTAAATCCATTTGCAAAATTTTGTGATGGTACACCGACGATTACTAGCACTAAATTTAGAATTAGTGGGTATGAGAACGTTGATGCATATTTTGAAAATATAGAGGACGGAACAATAAGAATATATAGTATTGATCCTATTACTGCAGATAAGGTAGTCTTGATTGATGATGTTGGTAATGTCAATTATGACGAAGGAAAAGTGATTATAAATTCACTTCAGATTATTAGTGGTACTGATGCAGACAATAATATTTTCATTACTGCAGTACCACGAAATGATGACATCACTGCAGTCCGAGAGGTTTATTTAAACCTTGAACTACAAGATAGTACTTTCTCAATATTCAAAGAAGTAGCGTAAAATGAATTTCAACAAATTAACTATCTCAGACTTAGTAGATCAACAACTACCAAGTTTTATTGTTGATGAGTTTCCTACTTTTGTAAAATTCTTTGAAGAGTATTACAAATCATTAGAAATATCTGGTGGAATTTTAGATGTTCAGAATAATT